TATGTCCTCGATTGACATCTCGGTATTTTGCCCGAGTGCTTCTTCGGCGGCCTTTTGTTGTTGATAGAGTGCGTCACTGTAAGCGGCATCATATCCAAGTTGCAAGCCTTCCAGTTGGTTCTCAAGGTTAGCAAGTTTACTTTCAAGATTTGCGGTACTTGTACCTTCTTGCTCAGCTTCCCAGATAGCAAGTTTGGTTTTGGCTATCTCGGTTTCTACGCTATGGATTTTATCTTCATATTCACCCATGCCCTCTATCCGTACCCGAGACAAGTCATTTATTTGCCTTTCGAGGTCGGACAAGGCGGCCGAATATTCATCTACCTTGTCAGTGGCTTTATCGTATTCGTCCTGAGCGGCTTTGAGTTGGCTATTCGCATCGGCAAGGGAATCAGTTAAACTATCAACAATACCCTGCTGATAATTCACCATCCCCGTCCATGTATCGACTTCTTGCTGTGCGGCGTTTATAGCACCGGCAGTCTGGTCGTAGAGTTGATTAAGCTGCTCAATTGTGGCCGTTGTTTTATTCATCGAATCAAGGGCTTCGTTTTGCTCTTCCCTCAAATCAGCGAGTGATTTTTCAGCTTTAGCCAGATTGTCTTGATAATCCTCCAGTGTACGGATTTCGGTTTTTAGTTGCTCTTCGTTCTCGGCAATCTGTTTTGTGTAGCTTTCTCTTGTCTTGTTCAGGTCTTCAATCATTGCTTTGTTGCGGCGCTCGGCTTCGGTCAGTTCATCGATTTTCCATTTTACAGTACCCACTATTGCAACAACACTGGCAATAGCGGCGACGGCCGCAAGTAACACGGGATTAGTTGCCAATGTAATAGCCTTAAATGCGAGGTAGGCGTTACGGACTGTATCAATACCACTCTTTAGTTTAGGAAGGATAACAATAAGCGTTCCTACAACAATCGCCGCACCGCCCAGCGCAACAGCGACTTTATCAATTGATGTAGCAAGTTGCGGATTTTCCCTCCGCCATTCCTGGAAATTATTTACGATGTTAATAACCCATTCACTAACATCTTTAACTATAGGCAGAAACGATTCCCCGATTTCAGCCGTTACATCGGCAAAATTGGCCTTTAGTGCCTGAATGGTCTCCGAGGCCGTCAGCTCGGCTTGTGTGTTTTTGTCTATGGTTTTTTGCCCCTGCTCAAGGACGGCATTTAATAGAGCTTGTTTTTTTTCCGCCTCCGTGAGCTCTTCGGCGGTTTTTCCTAAACTGAAAGCGTAATCTTCGTTTGCCTCAACCTGATTAATAACCAGTCCGAGGTTATCGAGGATAAGGGGGGAGCCGCGCCCGATACCCGTCACAATATCGTTAAAGGCCTGTTCAATAGTTAATCCCATTGCGCGGGCGCGGTCTCTGGCAATCTCCATCAAAACTGTAAATTCCTCGGTGTTATCAGCAACCCCAAGCACCATAGCACGGTTTGCCGCAAGCATTAGTTTATTCGCGGCAACCGTACCGGCCGAGGCATCCTGTAATGCTGAGAGAATATCTTCCGAGACTTGTCCTGCAGACGTTGATAAATTCTCAAAGGCAATAGTTGTCGACTCCACCTCTATCGCGGCCTTAGTAGCCATACCGGCGGCGGCAATAATGGTAGTACCAAGAGCAATCATGCCCTTACCGACTACGTTAGCCACTTTTTCAAGGTCAGCTAATTGCTTTTCCAGTACCTTAACTTGGTCAGCAGCTTCTTTCGCGCTAACGCCGCTCTTTTCAAGTTCAGCACGGACTTTATCCGAGCCTTCAATTAAGATTTTCCCCACTATCTCGAATGCTAACATAATTTTTCCTATATCGGTTTAATATAGACTCTGTTTTTGTTTTGATTTCTTCTTTTGTTTTGGGCGGTGGTTTGGGATTACCAAGTCCAATACGGTCAAGGTAATCAGTAAACGTTTCCCCGCGTTGTCCTGCGCCTTGTAAATACCATGATAGAGCTTGACGTTTATCAAGCTCTTTATTCGCTTCGCTGATAACTGAAACTATTTGCCGGTATCTCTTGTATCCGAGGGAGCGGATGTATTCGTCTCCCCATCCGTAGCGGGCGGAGATTGCGTCGAAGTCTTGCCAGATGCCCGCTGTTTTGTTTTTTGCAGAAGCGTAGCGTATTTCAAGGCTTTGCCGAAAAAATCCTTGAACTCCTGGCAGGATATTAACTGCTCTATAACATCTATTAGGAAGGCAGGTGTTTGATTGTCGAACTCAATAGCCGTCATACCGCATAGGTCGGCTAACCAGCCCTTTATCTCTTCTCTGGCTTTAGCTATCCCAGTGAGCAGGGATTTGCCCACATTAACGCTTAATGCTTCACCGGTGGTATCCTCGGCAGCATCCTTGATATTAGCTATAACCTTTCCCAGAATTTCTACCATTGGGAAAACATCATCTACTTTTAATTGCCTGATTTTGACTTCTGTCATATTAACTCCCTTCGGCTACTGGTATAATCTTCCAGGGTTCTTCGGCGGGAGTGGACGGGTCAAAGTGAGCTGTGAAGGTTACGTTTAACAAAGCCTCTGTTCTGTCTCCGGGGAATGCTACCGGCTCGACCGATGTTGCCAGTACGTTGTATAAAATGAGAATACAATCATTACCTGCGGAGTCCTCGGCAACCAGCGCCACATTATCGAGGTATGAGTCCTCGGCAATTTCACCACCGACAATATTTCCGTCTTCATCCTCAACGGCTCCGGCAATGACTGATTTCAAATTAGCGGCGGTAATCTCCATGAGCTGCACCTGAAGGGTCGGGGTAACAGTTTCTCTTTTGGTCAGCCCTTTTACCGGTCCCATCGTTCCGGCTACCTCGATATTTCTCATAACCCTGCCGAGATTAAAAGTTGCGTCTCCCCTTGTTGCACCGACCGGTGTGCCTACACCATGTTCCTCATCGAAATTTATAAAGACTTCACCCGGGCCGAAAATAAACTTGCTTTCCGATGTTGCGGTTAATCCAGTTTTCATTTGTTATTCCTCCATAAAATATTTTTAAATTAAAAAGCCCCTATTATGGGGCGTTAAATAACCTTATCTATCCATATCTCATGATGTATCCCTCTCTATCACGTCATCCAGTTCGGCGGATTTACATAGTCTCAAGTTAAACTGTATGATGTAATGCCATATTCCCGGCTCATCCGGTATAAAGCCATCCGAGAAAAACCACGTCTGGCAATTCAGTATTTCATTAGTACGGATGTTCTTATACTGCAATAGTCTATAAATTGTTGTTTTTATTCCGAGTACTTCTGCTGCCGTCTTGCCCCACACGTGAACGATAAGCAGGCCGGTATCCATGGGGAACTCGGATTGATTGAATGTAATCTGATTAACTATGTAAGGCTTTGGAGTGTCGGGCGGTGCGTCAACAGGATACACTTTATAGCCAACAGCCTTAATTTCTTTTATAATCAGGGCGTTCAGATAGGTCAATAATGATTCTGTTGTATCCATTATTACTCCATTGGTTTGGTAAAGATTTCGGTTATTTTATCCTTAGAGTTTTCAAAAGCGGGTTTTAACCAGGGGCGGGGTTTGACCTTAGAAGTGCCGTATTCCATGTAAAGTCCATGTTTTTTATCAGAGCCGACCGCTCCGACTTTACCACCTTCCGATATCTCGAATGTAATGCTTTGTACAAGTTCCCCTATATCAATGGCGGGCGGTTCGCCAGGTGCAGAGGCTTGATGCGGTTTCCCACGCTTACCGACAGGTCTGATTCTTCCCTGGGTGTCCCTATAAAAATAGGTATCATAAACCCTGCCGGACTTGGGTTCTCTCATAGAATCGATTGCCCTTTGCCTTACCACAACACAGGCGTCAGCCATTCTTTCTTTTATAAAATTATCAAGCTCCTTAATAACGCCCGATATATTAGTTGTAAAGACCACTTCAGCCATCAATAACCTCTTTGGTTAATACTACGGTATTTCCCTCAATAACCTGCCCCGACTCCACAAGTTCGTAAGCCTTACCTTTATAAATTATTCTGTGATAACCGAGCCTTAATTCCAGTTCACCACGAAACACAAACCTGTCTGTTATGATTGTATTTTTCTGCATATAGGCTATGCGTGTTTGTGTGTCAACGGATATTTTCCGGCACCAAAAGTCTTCTCCATAATCCCACGCTTCAACATCACCTAAAGCGGTATGCGTTATAGTGCAAGACAGGATTGTACATTTATCTCTTAGAATATTGGTTAGCATTACAGTAAACTCTTCCTTAATCCTGATAGCTTAGCCTTTGCTGATTGCGGTAAATCGTATTCATCGTTATAAGTTATTTGCCCTATTCCTGAGACGGATTCTGATTTAATACCTATTCTGTTGTTATACCACTCGGCAACGCAGTCAAGGACGGCAAGTCGGGCATCAGGAATAATAGTGTTTATATCTGTATCGGAATTCCAGGCTGCATAACCGGCCGTATAGGTAACGATGATTTCCAAATCTTTCGCCCAGTTCCCCGTTAAATAACCGCCTGAGAGTCGCTCGGTGTAATCGGTGTATTCCTCGCCGTCTATAGTTACAGATTCCACACTTATGACAGGTTGCCTGTAAAGATAAAGTTTGGTTTTGCCGTCCCCGATATGGACTTCTTCTATTTCACGCATAACCCATTGTGAATTGCAGTAATCAGCCGTCTTTTTGGATGCGGTCTCGATTAGCAGTTCGATTAAGGAATCATCATCGTTGCTATCGACTTTCAGAAAGCCCTTTGTGTCCTGCAGTGTTACTATTGCATAATTAGATAGAGACATTACTTGGTCTCCTTTACTCCGATAATTTTCAGGTATATAGCCAATCCGCCGGATACCCACTTATCAGCCACGGAAGGTTTAACATCAATAACTTGCCCTGTTTTTAGTTCGCCCCTTGCGGTTTTAAAGTCTTGAATTATTCTAATCTTCATCTAAACCATAAGCCTCATTTGTTTCGAAGCATATTACTGGTTTATGGGTTAA